CTATTTTGGTTTATGGTGTTTTGTTTGGGTTTTGACATACCCGGGGGGACGGTTTAAGGACGCCGCCTGTCGCACTACGTTCACTACACTTTCGGGTGGTGCTTCGTTGTCTCTCCCAATGGAGCCAGGTTTGCAAGTCGTTTTCTCGACAAAGTACGACTGCAAAAGCTGGTGACTTCTAGATCACTCGGGTCCGAATATTGTTAGCAAATCGCGTTGCACGCTAATGAAATTAACTCCCATGTCAAAAGGAGGCAGGCTGTATATAATGCAAGCAAGGGGTACATAGTAGGTAAACGCACACACAAAACTACTGTGCAAGTCGGGTGCAGTTCATCGCTCACTATAAATGCATCACAGCCGTTCCGAAAAGATATACAAAATAGTTACGCTGCTCGCGCGTTGCGCGGCCCAATCGCGCGCATCGCTCCTCCAACAAGCCCGAGAGCTGCTCCAAGTCCGGGGTTGCCTAAAACCGTGTTCAATGCTGAGGCGACTGAAGTAACTGCAGAAACTGCAGTCACAAGTCGCGACGTGGAAGGCGCCAAAGATATCATCTTGGACAGGCCGAGGAAGCGGTCCTCACCAGCTGCATCCATCTTGGGCGGATTGGTTGCAAACGTGGCTCCGAGCGAATTGACAGGATAGCGAGCGCCATCCTGGCGGTGAAAGGTAATCCGGTATGTTTGGGTTGAAGGTACGGCAGGGAACTCAACAAGAAAACCGCGCATTGGTGGTAAACCGCCCAAACCCGCACTGCCATTCTGCCCTCCACGTATGGGCGGGGCAACGAGGTAGGGGTAAGGCGTTGGTTGCACCAAATTTCCCGTGATAAGGCTCGTAGCGTCAACGGATTGAAGGCTCGAAGCGTCGGTAATGTTCGAAAATGGAATGAAGTCATAGTATGCATTGTACGCGGGGTACGATGCAGGGACCGACACAAACTCACGTTCGTCAGTACTGGCGGCAGAAGCAATCTCCTCCGTATCAGGAGCCGAATTGATGAGGGGCGCGTAGTCGGCATCGCCTCCAGTGGTGAAACCCACTATACTGGATGCCGTGAGACCGCCAGTAAGAGCGGTCAAAATGGCGTTGTCATACGAATAAACGCGATAACTGCCGGTCACATTCACCAGCTGGGTAGTGCACTCGATGGACCAGGATGATCGCAACGGGCGCACAGCCAGTGGAGAAGCTGTGGCCAGCGTGTTGTAGAGGTATTGAGTCAACGCGTCTCCAGCTCCACCAGTAAAAGAGAAGGCCGCAAGTGGTGACGGCGTCCACGGAATCCAAAGGTAACGATTGGCATTCGTGTTGGTCGTCAACGTAATGCGTTCAACGCTGTTCACCGTCGTAAAATTCCCGAAAGATGTACGCAAAGGAGGTGGGACACGCATCGTACGCGCGCTCCAAAACGCAAACAACTCATCCTGTGTCATAGCCTCCGCAGCCTTACGACCGACAAGAGACACAACAGCACGCTTCTTGGCACCACGTGGCGCTCGTGCTTTCCCGGTCTTCATGGACCGCTGTCCTTTCGGAGCCGGGGGATTTGCCATAACTAAAACAGCAGAAGTAATAGAAGAAAATGTTGGGCAAGCCGCAACGTGAGCGAGTAACCGATACAGGATATATACGCAATCGCTTGTCCGGACCAAGTGGTCCCGCCCGCTGATGGGCAGTGTATGGTGACACTATAGCAATCTAACTCCCTACGATTTGTTCTGCCCGGTAGGGATAATCCCGGGCCATGTCGTGTCCGTAGCACTTTCCGCCTAGCCTTTCAACCGTACACCCTCGCTTATCTTAAGCATACGACTGAGGTTGACGCACACCTACGCCGAAGCAGTGGCGCCCAGGGGTGGTTCTCCATTGATTTCCCACCGTCGAACAATGCCGGGTGTAGACCTCAGACGTCCGATTGCTCACGGAGTTCAGAGGGTCCCAACACGTCAATTTAGGTATTTTCTAATTTCAAACCGGACCAATGCGGACCTGACGTTACCCCCTCCGGCAAGGGACCATCCGTACTGGCGTCAGGCAGCCTTCACCTCACGTGTGTCCGACCACACGACCAGGCTCACACCCCAACCCGTTAGGAGGCTGGAGCTGGAAGAATAAGGCGCTTCAAAGGCACACCCCATCAATGTACCTGCGGCTTCGGATCATGGCCTTGGGGAAGAGACAGGATGCTCCCCAATCCACGGTCACACATCTATGATGAAGAAGACGTGTGGTTTTAAACTATGGCCGCTCAGCTTCTCGATGCCGAGAGCGGTAGTTCTGCGTGAAAACGCCACCGCCCTGGTCACCCCGCGTACATATCTGACTTGTTTTCGAGTGGTGCTTCGTCATCCGTCTTTGGTCCGTCAGTTTTCTATGCAAGTACTAAGGACACGAAGAGGAATATCTAGATCACGTAATCGAACATAAAGCCAAACTAACAATACATACAATGCTACATAACATATCAGTGCACTATAGGTGAAACACATGGAGTTTTAAGACTTCCAGGTCATTGGGACTACCTCCCTCACTCGAAGAACCGAGGGGAGTCCGGATGGGTGCAGACCGTCGAAGAGCGCTGAATAGCTCTCAATCTCCGAAACGGTGGCGTCGTACCCGCATCGAGCGAGTGTGTCCGCGAAATCGACGCTGTGGAGAACCCACTCTGCCTTCAACTGAATAACTGCCTCGGAGCGTGTTGGGCAGCCAGTGAACATAATGGACTCTCTATCCCAAAAGTCATCAATGCGATCTGTGAGTGACTCTGCGTAGTTGAAGCAAGCTGCGGAAAGTATCGGGCACACTGCCGCGACCTGGTAGGCGCGGGCGATGTATGTGCATGCTGTCATGGAATTCAGCTTTCCTTCATTGCCTTGCTTAAAAGCCTCGATAATGGCTGGTGATACGCTTAGTCCCGATGCCTTTACGAATTTCCTCATATCTGGACAATAAACGCCGGTGGGTCCGAAGTTGTCGACCTCGATCGCGTGACCGATGAACATGCCGATGTTCTCACCGTGTTTCAGCTTCATGTTAAAGCCGCAGAATTTCCAGTCTTCCGTCATCCGAGCGAACTGCTGTTTCTCAAATGCCGGGAAAGTCTGAATGCCAGAATCATCTCCCTCAAAGCCCCCAAACATCCACCTCATCGTGCCCCACCTGTCTTTCGCCCGCCTACGACGTGGGTCCAAGAACAAGTGGCCGTTGTCCCCAAAGACAAGGACGTGCCACATCACGAAGTTCACAAGGAAATTCAAAACTGACGTTCCGGCGTGCCCGGAGCGGCGTATGGCCGCTATCTCGAAGAAGAACCATGTCTTCAAATCGGTTTCAACGTCTGATCCTTTCTGCTTGAACTTGAGCTTCAGCAGTTTCTCCGTGTTGATGGTATCGTGGGCGACACCCCATTCCAGGGGCCACACCGTTTGTGCCACGATGGTTAGGATGTGAGCAAGCAGCGGATTCTCGATGAGGTTCCTGATTTCAACGCTGCATGTGGTATCCCACGCACTTCCATCACCTTCAATAAACTCCCCATCCAACCTAGCCTTCGTTTTCTCGTCACGTTCGTTATCTCGTCGCATGAGATGCAACAAGTCTGCGTTTGCGACGCGCGTC